AACATCACGTCAGCAGTATTTCCATCAACCTCAGCAGAAATACTCTCAAAAGAGAAGTCGCGAGATAGACGACTGATAAAGTCAAAGTAGTCTACACCAGACTTGCGAACTAGTGTAGGATTGGTCGTGATTCCAGAGACAAGACCAGTTTCATAACGATCTTTGATTGCTCTGTAGTCTGCTGTATCTAGAAAAATTTGCATGATTAGTAATAGTGTTGGTAAGTTACCAAGTCGGGGTGATAGGATTTGAACCTACGGCATCCGCCTCCCAAAGACGGCGCTCTACCAAGCTGAGCTACACCCCGAAACGGAAGAGGTGGGATTTGAACCCACGGAAGCTTGCACTTCGCTGGTTTTCAAGACCAGTGCCATCAACCACTCGACCACTCTTCCATGTGAAGGAACTGTTCTTCAAGATTATAGTACAGTTTATAGTTCTTTGTCAAGACATAATATCCGTCGATGGTCAATCCATCATCTGTCCACCCGTATCCAATTACATTCTCACACTTGCCATGAATATTGAAACATTTTTTTGTATGAAGGTAAGAATGGTAGCGGGCGTCCAGATTAATCATTAGCGTTCCTCAAATTCAAGTCGTCGAACTTTGCGTTTGCGTCGTTCTTCCTGGTATTTTAGGTCATCAGGTGTCAGAATTCCATTATATTTTATATTCTTTTCATGTTTCGTTAGAACTACCTGACCTAAATCGATAGCACCAACAGTGTCGTCAACGACTTTCATTTGATTTGGACAACCACAGAACTGAACTTTGCTAGTGCTTGTCAGTTCTTTGTTGCACATCTTGCAGCGGGCGGATAACATTTTTTAGCATTTAACCTCATAGAAATAACCAGTTTTCAGGACTCAACACAGTGTTTTCATATGGTTTATCAGTTGTCAAGATAAGATCATATGAAACAGAGTATCTCAAGTCACTATCTTGATGATTTGAAACTCCATGTCTCAACGTTGAAGGGAAAATAAGCAACATTCCATCAATTGGTTCATAAGAACACCAATCATAACTATAATCATTATGTTCTTTGTATGTTATAGGTAAATGTTTTAGAGGATGATACTCTCTATAAAAATTTATTTTTCCCGTAGAACTTCTTGGATAAAATACACAACTCAGATGACTATTTGGGTGGTTATGTACATTTACAGAACCATTTTCTGATAATACAACTGCCCAAGATTTTTGAACAGCAATATTATGAACACTTTCTGCTCCAAGATCAGAAAGAAACTGTGTTGTATGTAATTTTATCTGTTCATTCAACCACAAAAATTCCTTTCTGTGGTGTACTTGTGTTACCTCCCTAGAGTCACCAAAATAATTTGGATTATCATCTGAAGGTGTTTCTAAATTATCTATAATAGATTGAGAATCATAGTTTTCTAATACCGTTGCATAAACTGGTACTGGAAACCAAGTATAAAGTTGATAATCTTTCATGGGCGATACAAGGATCGAACTTGTGACAATCTCGGTGTAAACGAGGTGCTCTACCGCTGAGCTAATCGCCCAAGGTGTCGGCAAGAGGACTTGAACCTCCACAGCATAAAGCTACTGGAACCTAAACCCAGCGCGTCTACCAATTCCGCCATGCCGACGAGGCGTTTCAGGTAGGACTCGAACCTACGACCGACTGCTTAGAAGGCAGTTGCTCTATCCAACTGAGCTACTGAAACATAAAAGGGTCAGCGACCCTGATGGAACTGATTTAGTCCCGTACCAGACATCCAACCGCCTGGTCCACTTTGGAAGTTTTCAGAACCACCACCCAACTCTGGCATAGGATTGAGTTGAGTTGTAGTCTTACCTCCCTTAGTAGCAATATTATACATTACTTCGTGGATGTTGTCAACCTCTTTGCGGGGTTGATCTTCTGATTGAGGAATGAGTTGCTTCTCTTCCTCTAGTTTCTTACGCATCTCAACATACTCTTGCTGTTTCTCCGAGAGAATAGGAGCAGGACCAAACCAAGGATCATCCTTGAGCACCTTAGGTGCAGGGATACCAGTGAATGGTTTAGCAAGTTTTTTCAATGCTCTCAGGATCATGACCAAACTAGTTTTTTAGTGTACTGATAGGCGTAGGTTTCTCTTGCGCCTTTGATGCCCCATCCTAACCAATAATAAGCAGGAACCATGTACTGGTGGACAGTTCTTCCTCTGCCCTCAAACTCAGGTAAGTAGCGTTGAAAGACATTTTCATTGATCATGTAACGAGTCTGACCTTCCAGACTGCTTGGATCACAAGCATATTTATCGCAGAACTTACCAAGGTTATTATAGCGTCCTACTGAGGTCCACTGAATAAGACCATACCCCCCGCTATGGCAATCGTGGTAAGAAACTCTAGCCCCTCCCTCGCATATGTTGGGAATGAACTTGCTTTCCTGTTTAATGTTACCCATGATCGTTGCAAGAGCATTACGATCTGAAATCTTTGTGTGTTCTTGGAGTTGTTCAAGGACATATTGTTCTTCTGGGGAGCAGTCTTCACACTTCCATGAGTATTCGTAAGGAATGACAGGAAGAGGTTGGACTTCAGGCATCTCAGGTGCTTCCTTTGCAGTAGGAATCTGTGGACCTGTGAGACCCACAGCAAGAGCAGCAGAGGCAATCAGAATCTTAGCAATCAAAGTAGTCTTTCCTGTAATAACGTCCGAGGATGTTTGAATTATAGTACGCAGGCGTCCCATTGTCAAGTGCCTTCGTCAGAACGTCGTGAAGAAAAAGCTGTCGCGTTTCTTCATAGTTGACCCTTCCAGGTGTCCTGTGCAAGCTGAGGATTTCTCGGGTGAAACATTCCTTTCCAAAGATCTTGATGTCGTCTTTGAGTTCTGGACATGACCCATAATACCGCTTCCAATCACTTTCGGAAGTGACCCTTCGCTTTCCACCCTTGGGTTTTCTTTTTTGCCAAAAATACTTTCGCCCAATGTACTGTCGTTCGTTGGACTGATTGGTAATTTTATAAACAAAACCCCAGTTGTCCCCAATAAGACTCCCATCAAACACGGAGCCCATATATCTCCAAGGGTTTGGGTAACTCTCTTCCACATTTTCATAACAAAACCTATGAGTATTTATTCATCCCACGGATCTGGTATTTGAATTTCATTGCTTGGAGGAACCATGCGTCTGTTAGGCACTTGGGACCGTGAAGCAGGACTTCCACCTGCTTCTGTGGTAGTTTTGGATCTTGGAGGGCTCTTACCTTCCAACCAGGCAAAGAATTTGTCATCTAACTTTTTGAGTAAACTGCGTAACATTATACTTAGCAGGGGGAGTTTTATTATTCATTCTATAATAATTTGTTTCCAATACATCCAGATTTCCAATCAATTCATTCTTGAATTTAGGACTGACAGATAACAGAAAACTATTTGTACTATATCGATACCCAGTTTCTACTGGTGTAACTTCGTGTACCCAATAGTAATCTGCAGGCCAGATCATCATATCTCCACGCTTTAGTTTTACTGTATATTTGCCATTGAAAAACTTGAACTCACCACCAGTATAATCATCATTCAAATTGAAAGTGACACTACCATAAGTTAGAGGATCATGATCAGTATGGGGGTGAATTTTGTTACCAGGACCATACTTCAATAGTCTATACATGTGAGAGTAATTAAAAGATCTTCTCATCAAAGGCATATGAAAAGATCCTTTTGACTCCAGGTAATCCATGTACTCATTGACTGCTTGTTCGGTCTTTCTAAACAAAAGATCGTAATTTTCAGTGCCTTCTAATAGAGAAATTCTCTGAAAAGAAGACTGAGTATCGATACCAGTATTAGCATCAGGACATTGTTCTAGTGAAAACTCACTAGAACGTTTCTCATATTCAGAAATCAAAGAGTCACACTCACCATCAGATAAAAAATTAGGAACTCTATAAATCAATTCAGTAATGTCAAAACTCATAACTGGAAACCAGCAAATGTATCCTTCTTCACATCTTGTTTGATACTACCAATAAGATAACTCTCAACCTCAGTCTCCTGTGGTGCTACCTGCATACCCTTAGAGGATAACCAGTGCTCAGTCCAAGGCAGAGGGTTATTGCTGACAGGAGTGTCAAAGATTGCCTTGAGTCCAATAGATTTCAGACGACGATTGGCAGTCCATTCAACATACTTAGCAAGCAGTTTGTCGTTGAGACCAATGATAGATCCATCCTTGAACAGGTATTCTGCCCAAGATTTTTCTTCTTCAACACATTCTTTGAACATATTGTATACATTGATCTCTTCTTCCTGAGCAATTTTTACCATGTCAGGATCATCACCCGCTGCCCACTTGTTCAGAATGTTCTGAGTAATGGTCATGTGTTGTGATTCGTCTCTCGCGATGAGTCCGATAATCTTAGCACTTCCTTCCAGAAGTTTAAGTTCCCCGAA